AATCCAAGCGGGTGCAATCTGGATTTGGCTTGTTCACCCAAGCTGGTTGCTCGCCATAGACTACGGCGTACGGGATTCGGTTGCGGCCGCGGCGAACGTAAGCGCCAAGCGGCAAAGATGAGATGGTGTCGCCCAAAAGGCGAACACAAGCGTAAACGGTGGACATGCGAATCGCAGACTCAGCATTAACATCAACACCAGCTGGGGTCGCGTAAGCTGGCCGTGAAGGGATAAGCGGCTCCATGAACATGTTCTGAGCGCGTTGCTCACCTGCTGCTCGCAGTCTTTTCGATAAGCTCATTTGCCAGCCTTTTCTGTGTTTAGTTGGTACCAGCCGTCGTCCCAAAGGGTCAACAACCGCTCAAAGTAGTCTTGGTATTTTGGTGCGATAGCTTCGAGTGAGTATTTCTCGATTGCTTGTTTTCTGATCTCTTTGCGGTTCAAGGATTTGACGTCCTCTGCCGCTTTCATAAAGTCAGCAAGAGTGCGACACCTGAAGCCAGTCACTCCGTGAACGTTGGTCTCAACAAAGGCGCCCCAATCGGTTGTGATGGTTGGAGTGCCGCAAGTCTGAGCTTCAACCACGATATTGCCGAAAGGCTCGATGTAGGTGGTCGGTGCAAACAACGCAATCGCGCCGCCCATCAGCTCTGCCCGCTTTTCGGGGCCGATGTTGCCGATGAACTCGCCATAGCCGCCATTTGGTTGGCCAGGGCCCGCGATGATGAGCCTCTTGCCGAGGCGCTCGCAAACCTCTTGTGCGATGTTGTAGCCTTTTCGCTCAATCAGCCTGCCAATAAAAAAGTAGTAGTCGCCGTCGCCTTTGCCAGCTGGGAACATCTCAGGCTCGAGATATCCGTTGATGACCCCGTCAAAGAAGTTGCCATCTACTGTGGTCGGATTCTTGTGCCCTGCATAGACCGAGTGCATCCACGCATAGGACTCGAAAACGCGATATTTTGCGAATGTGCCACCGTAGCCGATGCCAAACTCGACTGACATGTGGTCAGGAAAAGCGTCAGCGATTGGCTTGTGTGCGTAGCCGCCAATTAGACAAATGAAGTCTTTTGGCTTTAGCCGTTCGCCGATTTCGCGAATCACGTTTGCATTGAAGATCTGCCAGTGTGGCAAAGTCGTGTCAAAAGACGCTGAGGTGTAGTGAGCGCCTGCGGTTGCAGCTGCTCGTTGCTTCTCATTGATGCAAGTGACAAGCTCTGTCACTGGTGCTTCATTTTGCTCACCAGCATAAAGGTAAACCTCATGACCAAGATTTGTCATCATGATGCAGAAGCGCCGCACTTTTTCAGTGAATGCGCAACTTGTAAAGTTTTTAGTTGTATTTGTGTGTGGCAGTGATACAACGTGAAATCTCATTGATCCCCCGACCTTGTTTATTAGAGCGCCGCTATTTCTTCAGTCGTTAAACCAAGAGCTGCAAGTTTGGCTTCTGCTGAGGCTTTTGCCGCTGCCTTGGCCTCTGCAAGTGTTTGTTTTTCAGTCATTTCTCGTTCGTAAGCAGCTATGTCTGCTTCGCGTTGTGCAATTTCTTCTGCAGATAGCTCGACTTCGATCTCTTCGCCTGTTGTGCAGTTGACAACCAGTTTGGTCAGCATATTTGTGTCTCCTAAGTTAGTTAGCTGTTTTTAATGCCGTACATGTAGAATGTGGAACCAGCAAGCAACGCGTGACCAGAGGTTTCGGTAAAGGTAACAGTGGTGATTGCTGCCGTGCCGCTCCATTTGCCAGTTGCAAAGGTATTAAAACCCTCACTAGCGTTACTTTCTGATGAGTTCTCTAGGTACCACACTTTTTCGGTGCTTGACAAATAATTTGGCACATAATACTGAATGTTGCTAAAGATGTTAGCAGTTTGGTTGTTGCCAGTTATATTGGTCCATTCGCTAGTATCGGAACCATCAGAAGAGGCTGTGCCGACTCCCCAAGCACGAAGTCCTCGGTGAGTAGAGGAGCCTTCACCATTAAACCGAAAGACCATATCACCCCATGTAGTTCTGGTAGAGCGAGTAGATACCAAGAAAAGCAGATCGGTAAAAGTGTTTGGTATGCTGGTAAACTGTAAGCTTGATTGGTTGCTTGATAGCGTTTTTGCTTCAATGAGTTCGTACGTCGGGGCAGCAGTGGTTGCACTTGGTAGTGCGCCGAACCCTCGAAGCGACAAAGTGCTGATGATTGGCATTAGGCCCTCTTAATTCCATACAAAGTGAACTTTGAACCAACTCCGAAATTGGAACCAGTCAAAGTGAGTGACATTGAAGTAATTGCATTTAAGTTGCGCCAGTACGCACAGACTATGTCTACACCAGTGTCAATATCGTTAGCCCTTGACAACACATTTTTATATACCGCAGTACTAGCGTAATTGTTGATGTGAATGCCATGCACAGAGTAAACGTTCCTGACGATTCCATCTGCAGTGACACGTGCCGCTGTTTGGTCGTATTGTCCAAAGCCAGTCACACCAGATGCGCTAGTTATTACAACTCGTGCATAATTTGAACCCGAATCTCCATTAAAGCGCAAGTCCATGTTGTTAGTGGTAGATACCGATAGTGCATTGATAATTAAAAACAGATCAGAGTAACCACTAAAAGAATCGAACTCAACAGCAGTTTGACTACTTGCCAATGTGGTGCTTTTAAGCGCAACGTATGTTGGACCAGCTGGCATTTACAATCCCGCCTCTCGATGTAGCATTATATCAACCTTTAATCCCGTAAAGCGCAAACACTGAGTTTGCCGCCCAATTAGAGTTCGCCAACTGCAAACGCACATTTGTTACTGTAGAGGTGCTGCGCCAGTTGCCTGATGTAATGCCAACTCTTGAAGGAAACGATGAGCTATTGGTGTTAAAACCAGCAAGCATTCTTAAGGTTTTGAACTTGTTTGTATTTGTATAGTCAATAATTGAAATAACGCCAATGCCATTGGCATTGTTTTGAACAGAAGCCTGTCCAACACAAATGATGCACAAGACCCTGTTAGTAGTTGTTTGTTCGAAGTTAGTTATGCCACTGTCGCCGCTCGACATTAGGGTGTGGCTACTGTAGTTGTTTCCAGTGTCTATGCTACCGTTGCCCATCTGAATGCCGATGTCATCTAGGAAGTTGTCAGTACGGTTACAGTTTGCCCAATACCGAATCTCTAGATGCTTAAAGGTGCCAGGTATGTTGGTAAAGTCAATTGCTGCTTGAGTACCTGTTAATACAACAGTCTCTATTGACTCGTAAGAGTTTGGCATTTGTGGCTCCCCTTAAGCAAACTTGGTTTGGGTTTCTAGCACTGTAAAGGTTGCAGATGCGGTTTTGATAATTGTAAAAGAATACGCATCAATCGCTGAGGCGTTGCCCGCCGTAATCGCAGCTGGTACTTTTGGCGTTACTGTGTTGCCGTCGATCTGAATGACGTTCGGATAGTAAGCAGTTGCACCGTTGGTGTTTAACCAAACGAGTGTGATTGCGTCGCCAGTTGCAAGTGCTGAGTTGAGTGCAACACCACTGCTGTAGCGGAAATTAAGAGTGTGGTTTGCGGTTGCATTTGATGTGTAGTACCAAACTGAGGCAGTTGTAACGTCAAAGTTGATTGTGCCAGTAGCAGCTGACGCTACCACGTTGACATCTTCTTCAAGTCCTTTTACAACGCCATCGCTAAAAGTTGCAGTGTTAATGGTTGGGCTAGTTAAAGTCTTGTTGGTAAAAGTTTCAGTTCCAGTTAGCGAGGCAAGAGTTACAGAACCTGTTGGGAGTGTAACCGTTCCGCTATTACTAATGCTGGAAATAACAGGAGTGGTTAAAGTTTTATTTGTAAGGGTTTGAGCGGTTGTAAGATCAGCAGTAACTGCAGTGTCAATTGAAAGAGTTACTGTTCCACTTGTACCGCCGCCTGTTAAACCAGTGCCAGCTGTTACGCCTTCAATATCACCAGCTACAGTGTCCCAGCTCGTAATTGTGCCATTCGTTTTAAGGAACTTGCCAGCTTGACCTGTTTGTGATGGAATGTCAACTGAGTATGGCAGTGTTGCCCATGCAGTCGAGCCGTTGCCAACTTTAAACTTGTAGGTATCTGTTTCAATACCCATCTCACCAGCCGCAAGCGTTGGGTTTGTGCTGGTCCAGTTTGCTGCCGTGTCTCGGCGTTGTTGCATTCTTGCTGTCATGTCTCCTGCTTTCGCTTGTTTAGAAGGTTACTGTCGCCCCACCAGCGTCAATTGTGTAAGTCCAAGATGTCGTGCCCGAAGTCTCTGCGTTGTAGATGATGTCGGTGTTTGCCACGTTGCCGCCGTCTAAGTAGTCCACAACTGGGTTGTCTGCGCCTTGTGGACCAGTTGCACCTGTTGGGCCAGTCGATCCGCTTGGACCTGTTGCTCCTGATGCTCCTGATGCTCCAGTTGGACCTGTCGGACCAGTTGAACCGCTCGGACCTGTTGCGCCGCTTGGGCCGCTTGGGCCTGTTGCGCCGCTTGGGCCTGTCGCCCCCGTGTCGCCTTGGATTCCTTGCGGACCAGTTGCTCCTGTTGCACCCGCAGGGCCTGTCGCGCCAGCTGGGCCTGTGGCGCCTGTAGCACCGACATCACCTTGGATTCCTTGTGGACCAGTTGCGCCAGTTGCACCAACTGGGCCTGTGGCTCCTGCTGGACCTGTTGCACCGACTGGGCCTGTTGGGCCTGTTGGACCGACTTCGCCCTGAATGCCTTGGACGCCTTGGATTCCTTGAATACCTTGTGGACCTGTAGCGCCTGTTGCGCCGACTGGGCCAGTTGCGCCGACTGGGCCTGTTGGGCCTGTCGCGCCAGTTTCGCCTTGTGGGCCAGTTGCGCCTGTTGCCCCATTTGCACCAGCTGGGCCTGTTGCTCCAGTTGGGCCGATTTCGCCTTGTGGGCCTGTTGGACCTGTGGCACCTGCTGGGCCTGTTGGACCTGTGGCACCGACTGGGCCTGTCGGACCGATTGGACCAGTCGCACCTGTAAGACCGACATTGATGAGCAACAATGCAAGAGCTTGGAAGTTGCTGAAGTTGGTTGTGCCAGTGCCGCCTGAGGAGTCTAGAACTACTGGGACGCTGCTGTAGCCACCAAGAATGGTCGCTGCTGCTGTGACTTTGAACTTCTGAAAGTTGGTGTGAACATCTCGGTCTTGAATGATAATGAAATCGTCTGCTTTGAGCAGTGCGATAAACACATCAATGTCGTTGCTGTTGACGTCCAAATGGTCAATAAGCAACGTTGTAGCGTTGATTTGTGTGCTGTTATTCCAGCGTATATCGCCCGCACCAGGGTCGCCCGAAGTTGACGAGGTGTCTGCGTTATAATCGAATAAGCTTGTGGAGCCACCATTTGCACCAGCTGCACCTTGCGGACCAGTTGCTCCTGTTGGGCCTTCGATGCCCTGAGGACCTGTTGCTCCAGTTGGACCTGTTGCTCCAGCTGGGCCTGTGGCTCCAGTTGGGCCAGGTACAGTTGAGGCTTCACCTTGTGGGCCTGTTGGACCTGTTGCGCCTGCAGGGCCAGTCGCTCCTGTTGGGCCAGGCACCGTTGAAGCTGCGCCTGTCGCGCCTGTTGGGCCTGTTGCACCAGTGTCGCCTATTGGACCAGTCGCACCAGTCTCGCCTTGAATGCCCTGCACGCCTTGAATGCCTTGCGGGCCAGTCGCTCCTGTGACGCCTGTTGGGCCTGTGGCTCCAGTTGCGCCTGTTAAACCTGTGGGACCAGTTGCACCAACTGGACCAGTTGGGCCTGTCGCGCCTGTGTCGCCTTGAATGCCTTGTGGACCTGTGGCTCCTGTTGGGCCTGTTGGTCCAGTGCCGCCTGTTGGGCCTGTTGCACCGACTGGGCCTGTTGAACCAGTTGCGCCTGTTGGGCCTGTGTTGCCTGTAGCGCCTGTTGGACCCGTGGCACCTGTAGCACCGACTGGGCCTGTGGCGCCTGTAGCACCAGCTGGGCCTGTGGCACCTGTTGGACCTGTTGGTCCTTGAGCACCTTGTGGGCCTGGAGCCGAGATCTCAACTGTATTGTTGGTCTCGTTGATTGTGACTTTATTGGCCATTATCGTGTCACCTGCTCTGCTACGGTCAACTGGCCTTGGATTAGGCGAGAGATGTTGGAACCCGATGTCAATTCTAAGTCATAAACGTAAAAACCTGGGTCGAGATCTCCAGTTTGCGCTGCAGTGGCGTTGATTGTGATGGTGCCAGTCGCGCCGACGATTGAGATGCCGCCATTTGCGGTAGTCAAAGTCAAATCTGCAACGTCAGAGTTGTAATTCTGTCGAAGCTGCATGGCGGCTGTGTAGCCAGTCAAGTTGACGGGGGCGTTATTTGAGTCAGTATACACCAACACAACAGACCACACTGAACCTTGGTCGATAGTGGTGTTATAAATGCCAGCGGTCATTAATCAGCCTTTTCTGTAGCCCAAACGAGGAAAGAACCGAGAGCGATTAATGCAATCGGTGGAGAGAACAACGCAAGTCCGACCGTTACCAACGCAACGCCAACGACCTCAACTGCGAGACTAAAATCAAAACGCTTCATGTCGCTCCTAGACTTGAATAGAGTGGTAAGTGACTTTCGGTGCAACAGGCTCAGGATTAACAAGCGCCTCGGTGCGGCCTAGGTAGGCAAGAACTGCAGCGATTAAGCCGTCGATCTTGTGGCTCTGAGAAGGTTTCATCACTTGGCCGTACCGTGTCGGTACCGCGTTCGTCACGTGCCTTGTCAGCTCGGGTGCGCCGTTGTGTTTGAGGCGTCCTTCGAGTACGTCTTCAAGGAATCTGTCAAGTCCCTGTGCCATCAGCTTGCGCTGGCTGGAAGGGTAAACCGCTACCACTTTATCGGCGAAAGTTGAGTTCCAAGCGTCCAAATAAGACTGCCAACCTGAAGGGTCGGCCCAGATCTTGTGGACTTTGTACTTTGCAAATGCGATTCGAACAGCTTCGTCAACTTCGACTCTTGGTACTTCCCAACCGTAGCCCGCAGGACCAGGCGGTCTTTCCCAACACTCGAGTTGAAAGATCTTGCCGTCTTCAATTCTGCAAGCAACAAGCACTGTGGCGTCGTCTTTGCGCGAACCGTCGTACCCCAACACCACTTCGGTGCTTTCTGCCAGTTCCTCAGGCTCGGCCGCTGCGTTCCATGCTGTAATGTTCATGTAACGGTCGGTGTCTGTGGACGGCTGATTTAAAAAGTAACGCCTTGCGTCCGATGCTTTTGTCATCGGGTCTTGTATCTCGGCCATTAGACGCGGCACGTCTAGCCATTTAAAAGCTGGCCCATACACGACAGCAAGTGCTTTTTTAAGCTGCTCACTGTCTTGCAGGTCGGGCACCTCGGGCGCTTGCTTGTGGTCGAATAACAGGCCTGGATTTTTTGTGCGGCCTTCTTGTATCGAAATCCATAAGCGGTGCGTTTGCTCGGCGATTGATTCCTCGCCAACCGAGTACATGGTCGATGTCTCCAGCATCCAAGGGTCCGCAGCTTTCCGCTTGGCGAGGTTTCGCCTTACGGTTTCGTGCATTCGCTTGAGCTCGGGGCTCGAATAAAGGTGTGTTTCGTCAGCTACAGCAAAAGACTCTTTTCCACCGTCTTTTGATGCTGATGCTGCTGTTGATGGGACGATTTCGCCGCCACCTTTTAAAAAAGTGCGTGTGAGGCCAACATCAATGCCTGGATACTCAGTGCCGAAGTTGGTCCTGATGTGCTCGAGCATGTAACGAACGTTGTCGTAGGTGTTGCCTGATTGTTGCTCTTCGGTTGCTAGGCATCTAATGAACGGATACTGGACTGGTCGTCCGATTGGATTGCCGAAGGCGTCCCAACGGTCAAAGCGAGCAGGGCCGAGAGCCTCAAAGCAAACGAGCATTCCAGCAAGCTCCGACTTCGCACGACCTTTTGGTCGAGAAAAGAAAGCTCGCCGTGTAACTCGCCGCCCATGTTTGTCCAATTCATAGGCCTTCAATATGAAAGCCGCTTGTTCGTCGTCTAAAGTGATGGCTTCACCCTGCACGTCGCCTGGGCCGTGAACTAGATAAGTCTCAATCCAGTCAATCGCGTCCCAACCGAGCGAGATGAAGCTACTCTGTTGTCGTTTCTTCTTGGTCAACTTCCCCCACCACTCTCAACAAACGAGTCCGTCGCTGATCAGACAGGGTCTTGTTCGATTTGGCCCCCTCTGCTTCACCGTCGATCTGCAACCGAAGTCGCATTCTGTCCTCAGGTGTAGCGCCAAACTTCGCGACTCGGAGTCGCAATTCTGCTCCTACGTTGTCACCGTTCCAGTAAGACGAGTGCAACAACGCTGTATCGATTAAAAAATCCCAATCAGTATCAGTGAAAGTGACAGCTTGCGCCGACTTGCGCCAAGTGTCCCACCAGCGGAATGTTTGTGAGTGCCAAGGATACCCAGCTGGCAGATCTGGACCGCGCAAAATGCCGTCCTGAGTAACCACCTGAGTGGGTACTGGGTCAACGTTTCTGCGTCTGCGTTGTTCTGCGTCCTTAGGCGCTGGACCTTTGCCTGCCATGTGTCTCCTAAAATGTGAATCATGCAAATATGCAAAATGGTAAATCCGTACGCGCCGCGTTCTTTGGGGCAGCGGGGTCTCTGTACGCGTAGACTTTCGAAGTTCGAGG